CCTTCTGCATCCACGCCGACTAGTAATCGGTTCTTAGGTGCGCACCACAATGCGCGTAGCTCTTTGCCGTAGAGCTTACGCTTGCCTTGAGTATCAAATTCATTGGGAATGTTGGCAGTGTTGGGATGTTGGTGGGCCATGCGGTGGGTCCAGGCACCAATGCCGTAGAACTTACCATGGATGCGGGAGTCTTCACCGGATAGCCCTATCCATTCTGTGAGTGTCCTACGTCGGCTCTCCAGAAGGATACGTTTCGCCAGTGTTCTGGCGGATAGCGGGGCTGTTCCTGGTAAGGTTTCAAGATTGTTCTCGTTGACCTTCCATCCAGCCTTCTTCATTATTGTTAACTTATCGTACAATGTATTAAGTACTATGTCAAGCTCAGGAGTTCTCTTAGTATACTTAAGTCTATTGATCTCACGTTCAGTATCTATGTGTGTCTGTGTCTTATCTACAGGTCTCCAACCCGCATTGCTAAGTACGTCAACAATCTGTTTATGGCTGTTAGGATTAAAATTAGACCAAACACAATAACAGAAAGGACTAGCAACAGATAGACTATGAACCTCTTTACGCATGTCTTTAGGAATTGAAGTGAGACTAATAGTACCATACTTTGTCTCCTTCGGTGTTACTTCCCTGACCATCTTAAGCTTAGGAGGGAATGCCTCTAGGATATCCTTATCTAAGACAGCTAACTCTTCCTCTACCCTCTGAAGTAATCTTCTAGCCCGTACACTGTCAAAACCAAAACCATTATGGCTAAGGCTATTAACCACATCTTGAAACCTATGCTCCAGAAGAATAGATGGAAGATGGCTGCTGTCACTATAATACTTGAGATACTTAAGATAAATGCGATAGCATATATCAACATCTCTGACACAATAGTCCTCCATTTCTTTAGAGTACTCAGTGAACCTATTGAACTTAACCTTGTTTAAGTTAAATTCTATACCGTAGTCTTCTATAGAATGTCCTTGTCTTGGATAGTCTATTAGTTTACTTAGTATTAGGGTGTCAATATATGTCTTATAAGATTGATCAACCCGTAGACCAATAAGGTCTCGCAGAATAGGAACATCGTAACCAAGAATATTGTGGCCAATCCAAAGATCAACTTCTCTTGCGAAGCTGAGAAACCTCTGTCGTTCTTCTCCATTGGATGTTACCTCCCTGAAAATGTGATAGGTTTTAGACTGAATATCAAAGCAAACGATCACCCATATCTGAGTGGGATTGTACCGAGAGTTAGTTTCAATGTCGATTACAACCTGCAATAGTATATCCTAAGGTAACCCCGGCGGGAGAGAGGAGACCGCCGGGGTATTGGTGTTAGTGTGCCACAACAAGAAAGTGACTGGGCCAGTTGGTATAGGTATACATAATACCAACTGCAATGATGACGATGCAAGTACAGGCGATGATGATCTCAGTAGTCTTACTGGTAAACATAAGTCCTCCTATGCTGCGTGAAGTTGCTCGAAGTATGAGCTAAGTATATTCTCCTCCTTGCTAATAGCTACGCTGTATTGTCCTTCAGTATTCTTACTCTTCATGTGTTTAATTGATTGCTTCAATAAGTTCATGGTCCAGAACGTAGACTGCTCTGGTATATTAATTACGTTACTCATCTGGCTCCGATAGTATACCTTTGAGATCAAATACTTTACAGAATTGAACTGGATCAACCCAGATCCAACTGCTGTGGTTGTTCATAGTTTGTGTGGGTATTAATAGTACCGCTCCTTCCTTCTTACCTCCATGTGTGAACCAAGTCAACAACCAGGATTGGTTAGCCTTATGTGCACACAAGAATTCTGTGCCTGATATCATAGGACTGAGCCAGTCCCAGCCACTCGGACCCTTACCTGCAGGCTTAACGTGTGGCAGTGGTAGCTGCTCGTCTTCTCTATCGTTATTTACTACTAAATTGAGCATGCTCCACCCATTTTAAATAGGCCCTAGGATTGGATTAGAAGCCCGCTGGTGCGTTTAAATGGTTCCCAGGTAGGGGGATACCGGGGAAAGGTCATTTATTAGAATAAGGCTAGAATTATGGCTATTGAAATCAATACTGTCAGATAGAAAAAGACCTGCAGAGAAATCTCTTCGAGCGTATCTAAAAATGCTCTCATCATACTGCCCTCCAAATTTACCGCACAATTTTTATACGTATCAATTCGGTACTAATACCTTGAGGCAGAGGACTGCTTTCTGCTTGAATGTAGGAGTAGCTTTGATAATTCTGAGTCCATCTTCCTCACACTGTAACTCAGAACTGTAAGTCTTAGGACCTATACCAGTGTTGGTATCACAGGTGATTAGAGAAGTACATACTAGGAACAACATCCATATCTGTGTCATGAGCCTTCCTCCAGAGCTTTGATAGCCATCTTCAAGAATACCTGAGCTTCCAATAGCTCAGCTTCAATACGTTTCCTGAAGATATGATTGTGAGGAATACGTTCCCTTTCCTTTATGATTGCCTTAACCAAGCGATGAAGTTGCTGTATCGAATGTGCCTTCGTCCACATTGGTTGTCTCATCCTCTCTCTCCTGATTACGCAGGACTACCTTGTACTGTATTCCCTTGGAATCCACCCAGGATGGCTCCGGTAATGTTGGGAAGTATCTTACCTCCGACCATATCTGTCCGTGGTAGATCATCTTTACTTGCAGTTGCATGTAGCCTCCAGTTAATAGGTTTGAGGCCCTGAGATACAAGTTTATCGTTGATTGTAGAGAACAACCTGCTGCCCTCGAATGGGGTCTGGGAGAACCTACTGGCACGAGGTGATGGATGACTAGTTAATATCACCTCGTTCTTAGTTATATCTACGTACTGGAGAAATCTTTTGGCGACTGCTCCGAGAAATGCAAATACAATTCCCTTCTCAGAGAGTCGCTCCACGATCTCCTTAGTAAGCCATGACCATTCTTCCCAGTCATGAGAAAGAGATTGATTGGATCGACAACTTGGGATCGCGTTCCAGAGAAGGACGCCTTGTGATATCCATCCACTGAGATCGCCAGTATCAGGAAACGGGTATCCGAGGTCGGAGGTGTATTCCTTGAAGATAGTCCTGAGAGTTGGAGGGAAATGTTCGGGGGTATATTGTCTTGGTATGGAAAAAGCGTATCCGGTAGCAAATGCTCTGTCGGGATACGGGTCCTGGCCGATGATACAGACCTGAACATCTCTCTCTGGTATTCTTCGAAGAGCTGCAAACAACTCTCTCCTCGTTGGGTTATAAGTAATCTTAGCCTTGTCAAGATCCTTAAGCCTCTCATCGCATACCTGCCATTCGCCAGAGTTCCAATACTTCAAGTCCCAAGGCATAGTCATTTTCGTTGTGTCTCGTATAGTTTGAAATAGTTACCGATCTGTGTACGTATTAACCAGTACCCTTCACTATAGGTATTATCCTTGTAGTGAGTAGCATTCTGATAGTTTATGATGGCATATTCAGAACCATTGACATAAACATCAGGTCTAGTTGAATTATCTATGGTGCCAAGTACCTCCCTGTTAATCTCGTCTATTTTCCAGTTAGTTAATTCCGCTATTACCTTGACTGGTGTTGGCATAGCCCAAGTCCTCTTCTAGGGTGTACGTTGTTGGATCAAATAGTAGCTCCCCTGCCGGTCCTGTACGACCACAGAACCTGTTCTTGGAAACCACCATCCGTGTAACTCTACGAACGATGGGGTCAGGATGAGTGATTTCTCTGAACAAATCAATTCGAATGTCTGCAATTTTCGAGATGTTCCGAGAACCCCGTGTAAGTCCTTCATCATTGACATGGCTCACTATGATTAGAGCAAAATCTAATTCTTTAACCATCATCTCTAGTCGGGTGGAGAGATAATCGAGGCTAATCCTTTCATCTTTCCCTCCAAGACCACTAACAACCATAGTGATGTGGTCGAGAAGAATGTAACGGCAACCACGTGCGGATACCAGAAATCTAATGGTATCGAGTATGATCTCAGGATCATCTGATCCAAAGTGAGAGTAGATGTGAAGACGCTCATCCACCCTAACCACGTCTTGTACGGCTTGGATTGTTTCCGTATCTGTAACACCGCTGTCCGGCAGATGGACAGGACGTTGCAACTGAATTCCCGCAATTGCCTGTAGATGACGACGCTTCGGTTCCTCCAAGTAGATTGCGCCAATAGGTACATCTGTCTCCTGTAGTAATCGGTGTTCAATGGCATGCATCACCTCTGTCTTACCGACACCCTCCTGAGCTGTAATCAACACCGACTCCCCAGTACGGATGCCATACGTCATGAAGTTTAAGGTTGGAAACGGATATGATATTCCATCTTCTGGTTTATCTCTGATGATCTTTTCGAATTCAGAGAACGAGGATACTATGGTATCTGGTAGGAATTTCTTTGCGTTGTTCCATAGGGTCGCAAGTTCATCTCGTTCTGCCACCCTGGCATAGTCATTAGCGTCTTTTCTGGTACCACCAGGGAATCGCACCATGAAAACTTTGTTGTAATCAAACAGCTTTGCGACTTTAGCCGCTGCATCACGTCCTGCTTCATCTCCGTCGAACGCGATAACAATTCGTTCGAATGAATTAACCCAGGATCGATCCATGCCCACGTCCAGCTGAGCACTAGAACTGCTGTGAACAGATACGACAGGACTGCGAGTGACTTGGTAAAGAGATAGCGCATCTAGTTCTCCCTCTGTAATAGTCACAGTCTTGTGACTACTTGCCGCAAACTTGTTACGACCAAACAAACCAGCTTTAGTTATCTCACCTTGAGTATAGAAACCTTTCTTATCCAATGTTCTTATTTTGTAAGATGCATTAGGATAAGGAAAACCCATAGACACAGGTTTGCCCACACTATTAATCTTTGTTTTAACGTCATAGAACGCCATAACTTCTTTGCTGATGCCACGATGTGGTAGATATTCATAGGTGAATACCTCTTCTTCCTGTGGTGCTGCAGTATATTTTAAACAACTGAAACAATAACTGTGACCATCTGAATACTTACACAAAGCATCAGATGAGCCACAGTCTGGGCACTCTACATGGTATTCCGTGATTACTGATTTTTCCAATGGTAATACTTCGGCAGCCAATTGCGTACTTTCTCGGGTTCAACTATACGGACGGGTTCAAATGCAAACCCTCCATCCAATAGATCATCCCAATAGGATCGCAGACCTATGTACATCCACGCTTCTATGGGATCAACTCGTTCGGGGAGGGTGAACCGCTTCTCACCTTGCAATATCTTAGGCAATGGCTTGCCATCTTCGGACTGGTTCCGAATTACACCTGTTGGTGTGGTGGGATACAGAAGCTTGGTTCTATAACGTTTGAATTGTACTCCATTCTGGTAGTGTTTGTCAAGTTTAACCATCTCAGGAGATAACACAGAATGTACTTCTCCTTTGATCTTAAGACTACCAGTTTCCATAGTTCCCACATTAACAACCACAGAACTACCATCAGTTCTCTTACGATAGAAGTTATATGATCTCAAGGTGAATGCTCTGGCTACGAATGCAGAACAATCTTCGATGATGTTGTAGTTCTTTCCTGCTCTCATCAGATCATCACACACGAACACCAATTGATATTGGTTTAGCTCTAGTGTAGCGATGTCTGGTGTGAATCTGGTATTGTTTAGCGCGTACTGGTTCAACGTCCTGATATTCATTGCTACCTCCCGTAATATAAAGGACGGTGAGCTACAGTGGGGAGGAATTCTGTGCCCACCGTCCCTCTCAATCACCCGTCGCTCCAACGTTGGGTGATTAAGCTGATTTCTTACCGAAGATAGCATTGCGCTTGGCAGTCACAGTAGAGGCTACCGTACCATCAGGCTTGAGAATATCTTTCTTCTCGGCTGTACCGATCAGGTCCTTGACATCCATCTTCTCGATTAGCTTACGACGCATCTCGAGGATCAGCATGACCGATGGCTTGTGCTTGTTACAGACTTCCATCAGTTCTGCAACAGTCCAACGGAAGATGTCTTCGAATGGAATACCCATCTTCTCGGAATAGGTAGGCCACTGGCTCTCGATCTTCTGAATTTCCAGAGCAGTGGGAACCTTGGCCCTGTCGATGAACTTGGACAATATCGTAGTCTGCTCAGTCATCTCTGTATCAGACATAGAAGGCAGGAAGTCTGAAGTAGCAGGCTTGTTCTTGTCCACGAAGGTAGTCTGGCCCACCTTCCTAACTCCTGTACGCATCTCTGCACCCAGAGCTTCAACCTCTGCTATAGTCTTCACCACACGCTCGGCATATGGCACTATCTCGGGTGCAATCCACAGACCTTCAAAGTCCCTGTGATCATGCTTATCAGGCAATTGACCATTGTTCATGATCCTGAGCCACCGATTACGAGCGGACTTGTCCAGTCCAGCAGGGGGTTTGATGAGCTTCTTCCCAGCGGTGATGGACGTGGCAGTAGCGGCCAGTGGCTTGTCTGCTGGCTTTGGGACAGCATGTACCCCATCAGGCAAGGCTGGCTTGCCGAATGAGAAGCGTTTGACCTTATCTACAGCGCCTGCGACGGCCGCGGTGATAGGTTTTGCTGCCTTCTTGAAATCCAAATGCTGTGAACACGTACCCCAATCATCGCCCAATCCCAGCTCGTTATTACCGAACTTGATTGGATCACCTTCGAGTGGGAGGAATACGAATGCTGCACGATGGCCTACATGCGCCATCATCTGCTTCTCGAATAGAGGTTTATGCAGACTGGCAATGAACGCAGCCACATCTTGATTGGCAGCCATGAACATATCCTGCAACGTAGGTTCGAGGATATCCTTGTAGAAATTGTATTCGTCAGTGTGTCCCTCTTTGGCATACTTGGGGAAGTCGCCTTCGAGGAAGATTGAAAGTATGTCGGTACTGGTATCGTTCTCTTCGTCACAGATAGTCAGCACATAAGGCTGGACATCATCTTTGGTGAACTTGCCCGGTAGATTGGCCAAGTAGTAGACGGCGTCATAGTCCTTTGCCGCTGTGTCTATGGTGGTCATGTTCTCGATTGTGACTGCTTTGTCGAAGCAATCTGTTTCGAGTGTGGTTTTGCCATCGTGAGTGTCACGAACAGCAAACCCGGCTACTGTTGGACACTTGCGTAGTGCAGTCTCCAATAGTTCCTTGGGAACTTGGTGTCCCGGTAGTTTATGAATGATTGTCTGTGGTTGATTGATCGCTGTCATGTCTCTCTCTCTTTCCTCTTAGATGTTCTCCACGGGGTTTTAATCCATGGTCTTCCAACAGATGTTGCTTGCGTAAACTGGATTTAGCAAACAGTTTACCACAATGATAACACCGCTTAGCGGGGTATCCTCTCATGTCTTCCTCCGTTTGAGGAACTTACTACCTAGTACCCCATACTGAGGAACTACATCTTCACCTGGTTTACCTCCCCACGCAGGCTTAGCTTGCGCAGGTCCCACTTCATGTATCTTATTCAACATGAGACGATGCTTGATTGCATCCTCATGTGTCTTGATACGTGCTAAGTCATCCACTCCGAAGAATGTTGCCATCTTGGATTGGAGTTGCTTTCCTTGCTGAGGTGAAATCCTACCGGCTTCAATCTCGGCATGGATAGTCTCATAGAAGACGTTAGCTAGATGTCCTTTTCTCCATTTGGCCATCATTCCCCTCTGGTTCTGACGTGACCATTTGGAATGTAGCCTCTGCACTGGCTGCAACAGTCGTTGCATTAGCCATCCCAATTGCTCACGCCATATGTACCCTACACCGCACAGGGATAACATTAGGATTCCGATGAAACCAATATCCTGTTGGTCCACAATTTCATTCTCCTTCTCTCCATTGCTTGAGCGTATAACCTAATACAAATATTTGTTTCTTGAATATCTTACCGTCTCTACCTGCAACAAATGAATTACCTTTTAATGCAGTCCATTTATGAGACTCAGATGATTTAGGTGTAATGTGTAACATTGCATCTATGTAATCACATGACCTGAAATAGGCACCACATGCACACTGAGCTATGACTGGGAAGTCTGGATTGTCACACACGTTCAAACCTCCCATCATCAAATTCAGCTTCTGATCGTATCCATATACTCCCACCATCGTGTTCGTATATAACCATCATTTGCATGTCGTTTAGATGAATGGTTGGATGTTCCGTTTGTAGACGGGCACGACCAGTAACTCTGACTATGTGTCCGGACTTCCTGTGACGATAAACACCATAGACTTCAGCCATTGGATTATCCTCCAATAGAAAAACCCACCGTGCTGAGGGGAACAGCACGATGGGTTCACTTCGCATGCAGGTGCGGCCTACACGCGGCGTACAGTCAGGGAGGGGCTATTAACCTGACTGTTTGATTTCGATCCATACAACCTTGCTCATATGCCATACCTGCAAGGCTCTGTCTTTGCTGGCATACTCAATGGATCGCTTTATGACTCCCCTACGTTTGTCTGTATGAGACAGGACAAAGCATGTATGTTGTGAATTGAAGAAACAGACTGTCCTATGCCAGCAATTGTCCAGTATGGTGAAGAATAGTTTCTGTTCCTGAAGATTAGCTGGCAAAGCTAACACTTCTTTACCTCTACGGGCGACATCAAGCGCCCATTCTAAGTCACTTACGTCTTTGCCTAGACCTTTGGCACGTTGTTTGTATTCTCCTAATACACCACGATTGGCAACTATGTATTTAGGCATGGAATACGACTTAGCCCACGCCCTACGTTCTCTGCGCATCTTCACGCGCTTCTGCTGCATAGTTCTATTGGCCATGGATTTCCCCTTTCCATTGTAAGTATTATCGCATGGGGGTCGACTTATGTCAACCTAGGTATCTGAGCTTCCTAGCTAATTTTGTATTGTATATGTCATTCATAGCTTCAATGAGGGCTTGCTCGTCCTCAATGTCTACTCCGTCACAATTGTGATGATCTTTAGGTAAATTACCATCGAACATCACTCGGTATAGTACATTATAGTTACGTTGTGATCGTTTGCGTGGCCTAATTACGTATGGCATGGCGTCAAAACCTATCATTCGTCGAGAAATCGGAAGCGTTTGACACGCTTTGCTTCACGCTCAACTGCATCCTGTTCATGCACAAGTGCATCTTTGAGTGTTAGTAAATCCACATATTCATTAGCCTGACGCCGCAGACCATCAGCAACCAAAGACTTAGCAGATACAACAGTACAGAATATACCATACCGTCTTTGGACTGACTCAAGTAGAGACTTAAAATCCCCGTCACCAGAGAATAGAACAAGATGACTGATGAATGGTGCAGTTTCATTAACATGAACAGCGATCTCGACATCCATATTCCCCTTCAGCTTATCAGTACCATCGCTAGTGGTATACTTCTTGGTCTCCTTCTGTATTACACTAAACCCATTGTAGTCTACATAATCAACCATCTTACGTAGAGATGATTGAACATCCTTCGGAGGTAGAGCAGTGAAATAGAAGGCATGGGTTACTTCACCAAGGGTCTTGTAATAGTTAAGTAACTTAGTGAAGTCTACCCTAAACCCTAATGCCTTGGCCGACATATACATGTTCGACCCATCTATGAATAGACCAATGCGTTTCATTTAGCCCTCATATGTTCCATATGTAATCATATACAAATGGATGTCTTTGGTTAGGAGTTCCATGTACCATTCCCATTCATAACGAACAGCGGGTACAGGATAACGTGGTTCACGTAATCCTTTCTCATAGCACAGGTACCACGTCATGAAGTCACGTAGTTTGTCTACTTTTGTATTGAAGACATCCACGTGTGCAAGAGTACGCTTGTAGTATTGATCCCACCACTCTCTGTTCATATCATCTCTGTTCATAGTATGCTCCCCGTCTGTTAGCTTCCTCTAGAGCAGCGTTGAATGCAGCTCGTGGATTCCCATACTTCTGGCTATTAGCATGAGAGACATGGTCAACCACAAGAACATACTTGTAATAACCATACTCATCCTTGCTAATTACTATTGCAAACCTAGG